CATATTTACACCTATTTAATTACTTCATATTCATCAAGTATATTTTCAAGTTCGTCTGTTTCCTGCCATGTTCCATTCACACATTTTTTCTTCTTTTTCTTTGTAAAGTGTGGAACTTTCAAAATAGAAAATTCACCAAATGGATTATCCTGATATACTTTTATACTGGTTACTCTTGCTTTTACATCCTCTCCGGTTTTAATATTATGTAATACACAATATGGTTTTCTGACTTCCTTGAATGCTTTATAATCTGTCACGACGTAAAAACATTGATTTACTTTTGGATTTACATATACAACATACTGAAGATATTCCTTTTCGAATTTTACCTGATCAATGACAGACATTGCTTTATTTTCTAAACGACTAGATAACTCAGCTATAAGCCCTGTATTATCCAAATCCCTATATTGAGAAGCAGTCTCTTTCCCGGCATATTTCTTCATCAGATACTCTGTCAAGCCAAGACTTTCCATCTTTTTTTTACTGATAATCTTACATAAAGCAAATTTGTCGTAGATCTCGGATACTTGCATCAAATACTGATTTTTTCCGAACTCCTCGAAATAATTTAATCCAATAAGAATCGTTAGCTGTCTGGAATTTACAGATGTTTTTGTATTTACATCTGCCAGAACTTCTGTAAAATTGTTATATCGATTCGTTGCTAGCTCAAGAAGATCATCTGCTATTTGAGCATTACAGAATTTAATTGATGCAATACCCTTATATAATGCATGATTCGCTTTATCTACGGTATATTCGGCGCCGGATTTTCGGAACTTGATATTTTTAATTTCAATGTTCTTTATCTTCGCCAATTCAGTCCCCATCAGAATATCGTCTGTATTGTTTGCACAGTTTAAATATGCAGCGATAAATTCTTCTGGATAATAATACCGGCAGAATGCACACATATAACCTATCATGGAGTATCCTGTTGAATGATTGTATCCAAACATATAGTTTGATGAATCCTCAATGATTTTAAGGAACGTCTTAGCTTCTTCCTCTGCGACATCTTGAGGCTGCGGAGACATTTTACAATATCCCTTCAGAA